CTTTAGTCTGTCCATCAGACCCTGAAGTATCCTTCAGGTGAATTACGAATACCTGAACTAAGGTATTTGGGAGCAGAGTTAGGTCTAGCTAATCTTGTAAATCAAAGGGCATCTCACCCTATACGGTAGTTTCGATGTTTACGTTACAACTACTAAGAAACGACATGTTAGGAAGGGCATCTCACCCTTATGGACGTTAACTACTCGCGCTTATTTTAAGAGCCTTAATGCAATGTCTAATCCAACAGCTCTCCCAATATATCTAACAGGCTCCTATTGGGAAGGAGTGGAAAAACGCATGAGTACGCTCTGTCGTCTTATTTGTGGCAAGGCATCTCACCTCACAGGAAGTTTCATTTATCTATCAAGGCTCATCCACTTCTAACGAGAGCACACGGGGTTAAGACTGTTGAGCAAATATTGATGGAGCAGCACCAGGCGCACCAGCAGGCATTACTTGGCTAGGCATACCGCTTTTCACACCAGCTGGAACACCTTTTACTTTGTTACGAGTAACACCAAGATTTTTATCCAACCATTTTTGTTTGAATACTGGCGAATCAGATTCAGCAGTAACTTCGACAGTTGTAAAACCATCAGAAGTACGGAATGCTTTATCAACTTCATTCTCATCACGAGTTTCACCAGAAGGTACATAATCGCCTTGACCATTCTGTACGTTTTTATCAACGGTTTGTTTAATAACACCTAGAGAAATATGTGCATTTGTTAAGTCAGTAATAACTGTTTTTTCTACAGGCACTTCTGTACGTAAATCGTAGTCATAAAGCTTGACCATTTTTGGTTCCATTGCACATTGACCAATTTCTTTAGCTACTGATAAAAGAGCGATGTCATTCATGATGGTAAAGCCAGGAAGATAACGTTTCTTATTTGTCTTTTTATCGACATAATAATTATTGTTGCCTTTGACATCACCAGAAGCTACCCATTGCTGAGTTTTAAGTTGTTCACCGTTAGCACCTTTAAGATGCATATTCATGCTCATAGCACCAGTGTTTTTTGAATAATCGATATAAGCAACTTCAATAGTGAAGTCGTAGACATTAGTATCAAGTACTGAGTATCCACCAATAACATCACCATCTTTTTCGATTGTATTGTCTGTTTGTAAGTTTTCTAACATTGTTTTTTACCTTTTTGGTTTAGTTAAACAAGAGACTGCGCGGAGCGCAGTATTAACTCTCGTAATATTCATGCAAGCGGTTAATAACCAACTGTGCATCATTGTCGGTGTATGTTTCGTTTGTTTCCCACATACCTATACTGTTACGTATTCTTTCATTTGTTGTTGATTCAGTAAGTTTGGTTTGATATACGTACTTAAATCCAAGAGCTGTATCTTCTGACGTTATATTTAATAAATCAGTATCATATTTTTCTAGGTCTTTAGTACGAACTTTCTTAGTAGCAATTATTGCGCTAAAGAAAGACTCTATACCTACGTTCATTAGTGAACCTTTCACTTTAACCATAGTTTCCATGGTCATTTCTTTTTCGTTTAAAATATCCATTGTATGAGCCAGGAAGATTACGTTCTTTGTAGAAGCAGCCACATACTGGCTCATAAGTGTTTTAAAGAACTGTGCGTAATCACCCCATGCTTTCATGGTGTTTGTAGCAGGCAAGACGTACACGCTTTCGTACATATCCATCATATAGGTCAATGTATCGATAACGATGGTATGTATTTCTGGCATTCCTTCTGCTGCTGTTAATGCCTCTTTAACTTGTTCTGGATCAGTCACGGTGTACTGATTGAACTTGGTTCTAAACGGCAGTTTTTTATTGTTTTCACAATTAAGGTACATAACACCTTCGGGTTTTTCGATATTACGTAAAGAAGCACTTTTACCAGTAGCCGATTTACCACATATCAAAATAAGGTTGTCATTTGTTTTTTCATTCATACTTGTATTCTTCCTATAGTCCTTCGACTTACATTAAATTTCTTGGCTAAAGAGGCATCACTAAACTCTTTAATATATTGTTTATACTTTTTTCTTTCAATTTTGCACTGAGCAATAATCACTGCATCTTCTTCTGTTAATATTTTTGATTTAGGCTCTGGCATTTACGCTACCTGTTTAGTTGAGTCTCTTTTTGCAATCGCTTTTATGGTAGATACCATAATTGTTGTATTGATTTCATCTTCAGGAAGTCTTTCTTTAAGTTTATTGTTGAATGACAATAACGCACTACGGACAGCTTCAGCTGTACAGCCATTATCTACAAGACAGAAAGCATATCGGATGAATTTATTAGAACGGTTGCCATTAGCCGTATTAAGGAAAAACCATCTTTCCATATTAGTCATAGCATCATTATCTAGCACCTGTTTAGTCTGCTCTTCTTCTTTACGTGTCTGAGGAATAAACAAAGTAGCGTCTAATAACTTGCCTTCGGTGTACTCATAAGTACCAGGATGAGATTGCCATTTACGGGAAATATCTTTTGTCTGGTCATCAACAGTAAACGGCAACCATGCAAATACATTCTCCATAAACTTACTGTATTGCTCACTGTTTAATTTAACCATGTGCGTTAACGGTAAGATGATACGAAAACGATTATTAATATCTGAATGACGTTTAGTGGTAGCAAACATACATTTGTAGTCACTTAATAATTCTTTAGCAGCTTTTAATGATGTTCCTGTATCAATGTCGAGTACTACAAGATTAAATCCTTGTACGGCATTTTCTTTAGTTCTATGCCCATCAATGAAATTATGTGCTGTATAGTGATAGCCTTTAAGACATACTACTTGGTGTAAGTCAGTAAACTTAGCGACATCAGCAATATATTTGTAAGCTATATCAGTACTGTAAGAAATACGTACTTTATCAATATCAGTTACATCCATAGATTCACCAGTGATGAACTCGATGTTCTGATCGTATGTTTTTTTGATGATGATATTATTCTTGTAACCGTAAGCAACCGCTAGATTCATCATTTCACTTTTAGCAGCTGCAGAACCAGTGTAAAACTGTAAGTCTTCTACCAGGTCAGCTTGTGTTACTTCATGACCAACATTAGCAAGGTACTTAGCCAACTTCACATAATTACGTTCTCTGTTTACAATTTGTGCAAATGCTTCACCTGATTCTTCGGCAAGTTTTATTGCACTGTATAAATGTTCTTCTGTAATCTCATGACTACCATCAACAAATGCGTAAGCACCAGATACTTTCATAGCTTTAAAATATCGATGTGATACTTCTGCTTTTTCTATTTCTTGATGGTCTTTCATCTGGTGTGCTATTTTATGGCATCTTTGCATGTACTCAATACTGAGTAAGCTAACTTTTTTACTCATGGTTAATGTCGTACCAAAGTTAACTTCGTTAGCAAGTCTGCCTAGCTGATTAGAGATATCTGTTATAAATGAAGACGATGTACTATCTGTCATCATGTCATAAATTTCATCAGGAGACATTTGCGTACAGTCTATTGATGATGTGGTATATCCAAAGAAACATCTACGGGCATAACCAATTAACAAGAAGGCGTAAAATTCAGTTTCTTCTTTGCCACCGTTTTGCATTTGTGATGCTGTGCCATACAACATCATATTGGTTGGAGTATTACCATCGATCTCGACCAGGTGTTTTTGGTCAGCAGTATTTTTAGTTAATTTACGTTTGATTTTGCCTACATCATATAATTCAAGGAATGAATTAAGAGCTTCTGTACTACCTAACAGGTTACTGAATATTTCATCAATCTCCATATTCAGTGAGCCTGCTTTAGCCATAAGTAATCTATGACGTAATTGTTTAATAGCAGGAGCTGTACCACTGTCAAAAGAGAAATATAATTCACCTGTTGAAGAAAACTCTGAATTTACTTTATCAAGTGATTCTTCATCAGTGATGTTATCTATAACGGCTCGTTTACAAGCCAATTTAGCAATGTTCTTTTCACTGATTTTTTTGAATGTTTCGTTAGTAAAGCGGTCTTTAAACTGATTAATAACGTGCTCTTCAATAATATTAGTAGATAGACCTTTACCATTACCTGAAGGAGCTAAATTGATTGCATACATACTCACAGGTATAGTGCCTCTGTCATGCGTTTTAATATCAACACGCATCATCGATGCCATCTTGCAGAAGTAGTACGCTACCAATATACGAAAGAATGCTGGATCTGGATTCAGTGTTTTGCCCTGTATCACACTAACTATCTTTTCAGATAGTTTATGGTGCTCAAGGTCTTTTATGTCTCTCATGATTTAAATATCCTGTTGTATTGCGACTGAGTTTTATTCAGGTCGTAAGTTTTATTAAGGTACACAACCAAGAGTTTTTTAGTAGGAATATCTGTATCTTGTATACGCCCAAATGACATCCATTCATCGTAATCAGAACGTATGGCATATCTAGTTGCTTGGTTTAATTTTGTTTTATCTGGTTTTTTACGTTTATTTGTAGGTTCTGGTTCGTCCTCACCAAATAATAGAGTGCAGCTATACTCATAAGCTTCTTCTATCAATTTAGGGGCGAGTGCTATCAGTCCTACTTTTAGGACTTGTTTCATCATGATTAGGTGTACCATTTAAATTTGATGGATATTTACGATAAGAGACTTACCGCGCATAGGGATTACTAATTTTGTGGGGGTAAGGAATTTACCCGCTTTTTTAATAGCAGAATACATCGTCATACTATGACTCCAAGTTGTGTTTTGTGATTTAGTTTTTTCTTTTTATTATTATTATTAGAGCGTCAGTAAATTATGTTCGACTAATAACTTAGCCTGGTGACATATTTCATTTACGTCACAATATTTACAGCGCATTACAACACCAGGAACTTTTACAACAACGCCTACATTGCCGTCTTGAGCAAGTCGTTGATAGGCTTCACCTTCAGTATTAAAATTCTTAGTTGATCTAGCTCGTTTGGCTGGATTCTTATAATATTTAAATATGTCAGGTTTCTGCCACAGTTCCTGTGGAGTGCATTCAGGTAAATCTTTTTGAGCCAGAGGCATTAATGTTGATATTTCATTTAACTTTCTTTTCAACATTACTTCTGTTTCAGGGATGCTCATCAAATCATAGCTTTTAGAAACTATTCTTGATTGCGGATATGATTTATCACTCTTTGATTGAGCAGCTGACCAATCAGTGAAGATAAAACGAATATTCATATGGTTCTGCGTTACGATATTCTGGTGTAACCAGCGGTAAATAGAACCTTGTCGGATATAATCATCGGTATTAGAACCATTGATATAACTGTATGTGCCTGTGGATTTAAAGTCTTCTAGTGCGCCTTCAATCACAAAATCAAACTTACCTGATATTGTGTATTCACCTAGTTTTTTATGTCCACGTACTTCCATAAAGACAGGGATACAATCTTTAGGAATATTATTTGGGTCAGGGTTTACTTCTATTCTATCGATTATTTTCTTTGGATAACCAAGGGATTCTAGCGATTCATATAAACTGCCATTGTTCCATGAATTCTCAATAGACTCATGTATGGCTGTGCCTATACGTGCTGGTATCATTGATGATATATCACCTGATTTATCCAGGTCTTTATTTTGTCTTGCTAGAACTATTGATCGAATAGGTTTATTGAATGTTGTGGCACTAATTATGAACGGGTCATGATTGTGATCATATCCATCAGTACTTAGCCATACCGCTATTGAAATCGGTAATGAATACTGGTTGGTTAACTGCATAGGGTGTCCTCCAGAACTTAGAGAAGTGCGCGGAGCGCACAGTTACTCTGTTCAGACGTTGAATTATTGTAACATTGAAATATTTATGAACAAGCCCTAAAACACTATATACGTAGTGTTTATGGTGTATGTAGTATTACTAACAGGACGTTAGTAATAGATAGAATTACTTGTTAATGGATAGAAGGATTAAGAGAGTTAAGTTTAATTTCTAATTCTTTTGTCGCTTTTTCTATTTGGCTTTTGTCGTCTAGTTGATTTAGCAAATCTGCTAATTCTTGAAAAGCAGTTACAAGTCCTACTGAAATGTCATAATCTTCTTTTGTAAGTAGTATTTCTCCACATTTAGGACAAGGTTTATTTAGGTATTGTGTGAAATCTCCGAGTTGTACATTTTTATTTACGTAATCGCAGTTTTCGTTATCACATGCTACACCTGATACTTTTAGTAATCTTGGTGTTTCTATTTTTTTACTTGTCACTTGTTCTTTCCTCAATGGCATCATGTACCGTGTTATAAATTGTTTGGTTATTACAGTAATTGGGTAGCTTTATTTCATCTGCCCATGTCGGGTAGAAAATAGACATTTGCCCACCTAGTTTTATTTGGTCATGCTGTAATTCTGGTAAGTCTTGCCATTCCATTGCTTTGATTAAGTTATCGTTAAGCCATTTGAGCGTATCCAGATCATCTTTAACGATGAAATATTGTGCATCATGGATATGTGATATTGGTTTAATGTTTTCTGCGTAGGCAGAAGCTAAGAGCTTCTCATGCAGTTCTATGGATGCTCGGTTATTGAGCATACCGTAACTTTGTCCATGGAAATTACCCATGGTTCTACCTTCTTTTTGCGCTTCATAGGGAGTAATTCTAGTATTAATAATAGTTTTACCCAGGATAGGTGTACGTAGCCTTAGTCCAAATGCTGCAGTCGTGTGACCTACCTTAGAAGCCAGTGCTATTTTGTCTTGGATATACTCGTCAGATACTTTGTATAGATTATGGTAATTATTATAGATTTTTACTGCTTCAGGCTGTGAGAACCCAAGTCCCATAATAGCGACATACGTTCCCTGGTAGGTCAAAGCAAACGTAGCATTCTTTGAGCTTTGTCTTAAATGGGTATATTTAGTTTCGATAGAATTAATGCCGTTAACGTTATTAATAATATCTGGCATTTGATCACCGAAGTAAGAATACGCTCTTAAACAATGCCCATCGTAGCCGTCTTCATAGACTTTTACTTTATTTGGGTCTTTAGTTGTCAGGGCTGATATCTTGTCTTCTAAACTAGCAAAGTCAGCACCTACCATGAGCCAACCTTCAGGTGCAGTAAAGCACTGCTTAATAATTTTGGCGTATTTACTGCCTGTGCTAGGCAAGTTCTGTAAGTTAATATTGGATGAACTTAATCGTCCTGATAATGTGCCACCGATATTGAAATTACCATGCAGGTAGTAACAATTATCTTGTTTCTGAACAGTCTTGTCTTTAAAGGCTTTAACAAATGTATTAACTATCTTACTTACCTTGGCTATATCAATAAGCAATTCTAGTATTCGTTTATATTCTGGATTAGCATTCTTATCCAGATTATTAAGTAACTTTTGTATTGAATCTGCACCTGTTGATGGCAGTTTAGTCTTAGTCCTGTCCATAACAGTCAAATTCATGTGCTCATAGAGCAATGCAACCGTTTGTTTAGGTGAAGCAGGGTTATAGTTGTCTTTAAACTC